AATTTGACTGGTATAGCTGCGATTCGTCTTCATGGATCCAGAGTGCTGCGTTCGGCTCAATTGTCCATCCGAAATACGGGCCGATCTCTGTCTCGGGTAAATCCCCGTCCCGGCACGACTTCGGACAGCACCTCTCCACGCTCACCGAAATCGAAAAAGCGCACCTCTGCGAAGATCTCGCGTCCACAGGGTTCGAAGAGCAGCGCCTTGCAGAAGTCTACGAATCCCGCGCTGCCTACAACCTCTGGGCCTTCGGGCAAATCAACGAACAAATGAACGCACAGCGAGTCGATAACTACCGTGCGGGTAAACGTCAGGACCTCTTCGGGAACCAACTCTCATGGCAATGATCGATACCCTAAAATTCGTGCGCGGTGCCGTTGCCAAGAAGGAATTGGTACCCGCTATGACTCACTTCTGTATCGAGGGGGGCTTGATCCGCGCCTTCAACGGCATGCTGGCATTAGGCAGCCCCATTGACTTCAACATCGACTGTAAGCCGAAGGCAGTCGACTTAGTAGCCGCAATCACCGCATGCCCGGACAATTCCGTACCAGTCCTGTCGATGACCGACGCAGGGCGGCTTAAAATTCACTGCGCAGCATTCAAAGGCTACATTGATTGCGTGAATGACGCTGACACGCCTCATGTCATGCCCGAAGGCAACGAGGTAGCAGGTTTCAATGGTGAGCTGATGCTGCGGGCGCTCCAAGTCGTCGAGGACTTTATCGGCACGGACGCGTCGCGTGCGTGGTCAACGGGGGTGCTGCTGCGCGGTGCCAGCGCGCTCGCAACGAATAACGTCATGCTGATCGAGTGCTGGGTTGGCGCGCAGTGGCCCGTCACCGTGAACATTCCACGTTCTGCGGTAGCGGAGATCCTCCGGATCGGTGTACCGCCCATCCGCGCCCAGATGGCCGACCGAAACATCACGTTCCACTACGAAGACGGTCGGTGGCTTCGTACTCAGCTTCTGCAGAACGACTGGCCCGACACCGACAAGATCTTGAACGTGCACAGCGCTCCCGCAGCGGTCCCCTCGCAGTTGTTCGATGGGCTCGAAGCAGTCGAACACGCTGTGGATAAGATGGGAAGAGTGTGGATAACAGGCGGGGTAATACGTACAACGCTTACGGAAGGCGAGGGTGCGACTTACGATGTACCCGACATCGCATGGAAAGGTGTCTATCAGGTCCAAATGCTACAGAAGTTGAAAGGCGTTGCTGACGTAGTCGATTTCACGCTATACCCGCAGCCCTGCATATGGTACGGCGAACACAAGCTCAAAGACAAAGAGGGCAACGTAACTGCCAGCATGCCGATCCGCGGTGCTATCGTAGGGATGCGCGGTCTTGAGACCGTGTAAAAGAGGGCATACCCTCGGTCGAGACCCCGATGGGCATTGTATCGAATGCCGACGTGCGAGCATTACAGCATCATATCGGCGCTCATCAGAAGAATCAAAAAAGCAAAAACGAACCTCGACCAGAAATTGGGAACTATGTAACCCTGAACTCGTTCGCGCTTACAAAGCGAACTCAGAGCTTATCCGAAAACAGGCAGCCAATCGCGCAATTTCTCAACCGTATCGCAATGACTTAAATCGCATTTATGCCAATCGACCGGACGGCTATCATGTAGACCATATCGTTCCGTTAAAAGGTCAGGCTGTCTGTGGTTTACACGTTCCTTGGAACCTTCAATATCTACCAGTCCTTGACAATCTGAAAAAGAGCAATCGTCATGAGGGCTGATGCAATCGGCTTCTTTTGGAACGATACACCAGAAGTCAAGGAGAAGAAAGAAGTCGTCAAGCGGACACCGCCGAATCCGGTATGGCTTCGTGAAGACTACCTGCCCGGACTAGAAGAGGCGCAACGCTTCCCTGTCCATATCATGTCCGATGACGAGCTGATCGCTGCTGCCAAGACGGGCCAGCGTATGGTGTTCGACGTCGAGGTGTATCGAAACTATTTCTGTATCAGCTTCATGTCGCTTGAGACAGGTTGGGTCGCGTCGTTCTATATGTACGACGGGCATCCGAATTACGTGCTGGGCGCGTACGAGCTCGACATCAATCGCGTCGGCTGGATCCTCAATAACTTCACCGTAGTCGGGTTCAATAGCTGGAACTACGACCTGCCCATCGTTTCGCTCGCATTAAACGGTAAGTCGTGCAAACAGATTAAAGACGCCAGCGATCTAATTATCTACCAGAACTGGCGACCTTCCGACGTGCTGAAACAGTACAAAACGAAGGCGCTTAAATGTGACCACATTGACCTGATCGAGGTTGCACCGCTACGCGGGTCACTGAAGATCTACGGCGGAAGGTTGAATACCCCGCGCATGCAAGACCTGCCCTTCCATCCCGAGGCGGTGCTTACCCCTCCGCAAACCGAAATCGTGCGATGGTACAACGTCAACGACCTCGTACACACCGCCATTCTTCACGAGGCATTGAAGCAGCAGATCAAGTTACGCGAGGACTTCGGTAAACGCTACGAACTCGATTTGCGTTCCCGCAGCGACGCACAGATGGCAGAAGCCATTATCAGCGCGGAAATGCAGAAGCTGACAGGGTACCGGCCGCAGAAGCCTGAAATCGCTGCGGGTACCGTGTACTTCTATAACGTGCCACAGTTCATCCAGTTTCAGACGCCGCTGATGAATTGGGCACTGGACATCATTCGCAATGCACGCTTCATCGTTGGCGAAGACGGCGCTGTCGGCATGCCCCCCGAGCTGTCGAATCTGGAGCTGCGCATCGGGAACAGCGTGTACCGCATGGGGATCGGCGGGCTGCATTCGACCGAATCCTGTGTCACGCATGTATCGGACGAAAACTGGATCATCTCGGATAGAGACGTTGTATCGTACTACCCGATGATCATCCTCAACTTGGGTCTCTATCCAAAGCACCTCGGCCCAGCATTCCTTAATGCTTACCGCAACATTGTCAACCGTCGTGTCGCTGCGAAGAAAGCGAAGATAATAGTTGAGGCGGAAAGTCTTAAGATTACTGTCAACGGATCGTTCGGCAAGTTCGGGAACCGCTACAGCATTCTCTATTCGCCCGACCTACTTACGCAGGTAACGATCACCGGCCAGCTTTCCCTTCTCATGCTGATCGAGCGCCTCGAACTCATGGGAATACCTGTGGTCAGCGCCAACACCGACGGCATAGTGATCAAGTGCCCGCGCCCTGCGAAAGCATGGATGGACTATATCGTCAAGCAATGGGAGATCGATACAGGATTCGAAACGGAGGAAGCAGTGTACCGTCTTCTCTGTTCCCGCGACGTGAACAATTACATCGCAGTGAAAGAGGATGGATCGGTAAAGGGTAAGGGGGCGCTACTGAACGCATGGAGGGAAGAAAAGCTCGCCGTCTTTCGCATGCACAAGAACCCCGAAAGCCTCATTTGTGTCATGGCCATCGAGTCCTTGTTGACAAATGCGGTACCCGTGCAGGATACGATTCGGGCCTGCAAGGATATTACGAAGTTTGTGACAGTTCGTAACGTCACAGGTGGCGCCGTGAAGGACGGCGAGTACCTCGGCAAGACGGTTCGATGGTACTACGCATCGGGTGAGAAGGGAGAGATCATATACGCGCGCAGCGGAAACAAGGTGCCGCGATCGGAGGGGGCTAAACCGCTGATGCAATTACCATCAAGCTTCCCCGATGATGTGGATTACGACTTCTACGTACAAAGAACACAGGATATCCTAGAAGCTATCGGTTACGCTCAGCCGTCAGCGCCCATTACGTAACACAGGTTATGCACACTTTATCCCTGTAGGGGTTAACAGGACTTGCACACCCGTTAGCATCTGTTTACACTATCCCAACGTCGAGCAATGTCGCGTCGACGATTTGAGGAGATGGTAGATGTCGACCCCCGATATGAACGCGCCGGATCCGCTCTCAAATGCCGACCCGATACTAGTCGCGCAGCTCGAGGAGCGCATTCTGGCCCGCATGCAAACGTCCCTCCGTGGTGTGGTGCGTGAAGCTGCAATCAACGTGCTGACGAACCGTGCTCGTGCATCCGAAGACGGCCCCAGCCCACGAAAGCGGCCTGTCGCTGGCGGCCGCTGCGCTGCGGTGTGGGACCATCTGGACAAGATCCAGGCCAACGAGAACCGCATTCCGACCCTGGCGGAAATGCGCAAGATCGCTAAGAAGAAGCGCTGGAACGCGAACAACGCTCGCATCGAGTATTACAATTGGCGCCAGTTCCACGGTATTACCCGGAACTCGCACCATGCGTGACAGCGGCAGCGTAGCGCGCCCCTTGTAACCACACTCCTCAGCGTTGAGCGCTACCCGCTCTGCGCGATCGAGGTTTGCCGGTACTAGTGGGGCGCGCTACGCGGGCTCGGCTATAAACGCCCCACGTTTGCCCGCATCAGGTGAACGTAGCAGTGAGCACAGTTCCCGGGGGCGCGAACGTGCTGACACCAGACAGCTCTTCCCATCCCCATTCAAGGATCGTATAGGCGCCGTCTACTGCTGTTGCGAAGTGATCCCGCATGGCATGCGTGAACGGTCCCACTGCTTTCGAACTCACGCTCACTGTCGTGAAATAGGCAGTTGCCGGAGACGGGCGGAGCGTAGACGTCAACACGCGCAAGCGGACAATCAGGTACGTTCCCGATCCAGGCCTGCTGGCAATCATCAGATTCGTTTCGCCGGAGATAGACCCGCTATTCACCGTGCCGGCAATGCCGTAGGTGCCTGTTCCAGTAGTCAATGACGCCCACTCGAACGTGGACACGCCGTGCACCGATCCGCCGTTCGATCCACCAGATCCTGAACCGATGTTGGCGCACGTGAAATTCACGACGCCGCCTACCGGTACACCGCCGCTCTGATATCCACCGCCTATGCCTGGCGTGTACCCGCCCCCTGTGCCATAGCCATTCTCATCGATGTCGTTGTCGATGTAGTCGTCGTCCTTCTCGTAGTACCGCGCATCGTAGTTGACTGCGCGCACTACAGACACCAATCCGCGACTCGGCTCGCGCTCCTGCACCAGGAAGGCCGTCTGCTGCTTCTCCGTGTTGCCAATGATCAGGTAGCTTGCCCGGACTGTGCCTTCAGGGTCGAGCGCTAGGGCGTGAGCGAGCGCGCCCGCCAGGACAACCTTGTTCGCAGCCGAGCCGGCTGTAATGCCCTTGGATTCGGTTGTGCCGTCAGTGTGCTGCACGAAGATGGTGAACGATGCATAGCCCGTGAAATCGATATTCTGCGAAAGGGTGAGCTCGAGCGACGCCTGCGAAAGGATCTCTCCGTCCTGCGTCTTGGGTCTGGTGAGATCGGCCACCAAGATACGGTCGTTCCGCAGAAGCAACTCAGCTTCCTGCAAAGCGTCGAACTCGCACTGTACGTTCTGATAACGAATCTTGTTCCAGATGCGCCATGCGTGAAAGTACGCCTGTAGGTGCGTTCGAATGCCAACGCTCTCGACCCTTTTCGGGTTGACCACAGCAGTGGCCTCCGGGAGGAACACGTTAATCACCGCGTCGTCTTTCGGGTCGACATATATGAACTCGACCCCGTCGTTGTCCTCCGCATAACCGAAGCTGATGGACCGCTTCTGGCTGCCCGGTACGATGTTGCGATGATTAAAGAGGAGGACGCTGTCGTTCGTCTCCTTCTCGAAGCTGAGCCTGATCACGTTGCCGCGTCGATACGCCACGCAGAAGACCGCTTGCGCGACCGCGTTAACCGTCTCCTCGAACGACATATTGTCGTTATCGAACGTGTAATTGAATTGCTTGCAATGCGCGTGCCCAAAGTACGTACCGACTGCGTTAACCGTCGTGTAGATGTTGTCCACATCGATCTGATCGATAGTGCGGTTGCCGATGTACTTGTCGCGACAAATAGCGACCAGAATGTCGGCAGCGTTCTGCGTCGCGGTGAGCGGGCTGTCTGTGAATATGTTACCGCTACTGCCCACGCGCGCGGGTAGCTTACGCGTCACCAGTGCATTGAGCTTGCGTTCCTTGACAGCCAGGGCGGACGCGGTCGCGAAGATGATCGTCTGGACTGTGGTCACATTGCCGAAGTCTTGCAGGTCGACCGTCGACACGCTGTACGTGTCCCGCCATCGTACCTCGTCGATCACCGTGCCGACAAAGCTGTCGTCATGATTGGTCGTACGACGTGCGCGAATCTTACAGCGTCCGAAGAAGGAGCTGAACTTCGATTTGAGCGTGATCGCGACCTGTTCTTTCAGGTTGTTCGAGCCCTGCAATTGCGTCTGGAATATCTCGGCAGAACCGGTCGGCGTATCGGACGCGTCGACGGGCGTGACCTCTACTTCGATACCGACTGTCTCTGCAGTTTGCGTTGTGCCGTCGTCTTTGTACAGCCCGTTGATTGCAACGAAGTTGTTATAGACGGAGTGCATTTCCTCGTCGGTAAGGATGAACGGGCCGACCCATTTTTGCCCTGTCGCAGCGAGCGTCGGGGACAGGTATGGCGTTACATCGCCGTTCGAATGGATCGTCGCCCAATCCGCATCTACCGCGCCCGGGTTATCGAGAACAATCGTTTCCTTCGTGACGCTGACGATAGTGTACGTGTTATTCAGATCGAGGTTGTACGACACCCCTGACGGGTGCTGCACGTCGAATTCGAATTCTTCAAGGAAGTTAACGAACTGGGCGCCGTTTAGGCTGCTCCAATCCGAGTTGACTGCTGCCGGGTTCGTAAACTTGACAATGAACTTGGCGGGCGCGCCGTACGGCGTTGCATCGTTGCCGCTGATGAATGTCGGGTTGAACTGCGTCGCGCTCGCAATAGTATACGTGCCCGACAGATCGATACCAGCCGGGCCAGCAGTCTGCGTGAGCTGCACGGTACTGCCGGGGGTGAAGAAGGCAGCAGCGAAGCCTGCCTGATCTGACGGGAACATAATGCCCCCGTCGCAATCGTAACTGATGCTTTGACCGGTTTTGCCCAGAACCACGATATAGACTGGATCGGTCGCGCTCGCTTTGTGCGCTAAGACTTTGACATGCTCGGTCACCGCCACGCCCCCTGTCATGGTGGCATTGGTGACAACAATCGAATCCCCCTCGACGAACAGTTTCGTGAAGTCGTCGGTCGTGCCGGGAAACAACTCGATTACGTTCGGATAGCGAAATCTGACGTTACTGCTACCCGTAAAGCTCGCAGCGTTGGGTGGCCGCAACACTTGACCGTTGACGCTGTTGTTTCGCTTGGTGTTCAATACAGGAACGCGGATGTATTGGCCGATCGTCAACTGCGGGGTATTGGCGGTCGAACTGTTGGGCGATGAATACGGCCCGTAGAACATCACGCTCGTGCCGGGGATGTTGATGGCTAGCGTCTCGCCGTCTCGAACATCCGTAATGCTGTATTCGCCGCGTCCCACGCACATGAACGCGATTTCGACTTCTTTGTTGTTCTCGAAGACGCGATAGGGTGCCGCTGCGAGATCAGGGGTGCTGCGCACCGTGCCGAAGATGTCAGCAACGCGCCCGTTGATGCGCGCGCGGTTAACTCGATCGCTCAGTTCGTTGTTTGGGGAACTCTGTGTCTGCTGGCGCTGTGCAGCGGGCGGCACCGATGGGATACCGGCAGAAGCCAACGCCACAAACGTAGCAGCGACGAAGAGGAACGCCGCGATCGGCAAGGCAAAGGGGCCCTCGGGATAGACAACGACATGAAACGGACCTTCGAGTTTACCCAGCCACTCGATGCCTGCTTCGTCCACAGGGGTGACATCGGTTTCTGCGCTGATCTGTTGATAATAGATACGCCCACTGTCGGGAAACTTGGAGCCAAACTGCTCCATGAGGAACGGCCGGATATCCTCGACGTGATGTTCTGTCCATGACTCCGGTTTTAACGGGTCAAGGAGAAGCACAACCTTCTTCAACATTGAAAGAACCTCACCTGCGAGAAGCCCATCGCCGCTATCTCAAGCGGAACGTAATGAACTCCCGTCTCCTCGATATGGAGTACCTTGCCTCGAAGGTACACTCCAACATGGCTCTCCTTGGCAACCGAACGCATCCAGACAATGCAGGGGTCCACGGGTCGATCGAGGAGTCGTATATCCTTGAGATGCCGAAGATCGGCATGCCGGCTTTTAGGCGGTCGTAGAAATCCTTCCAACTTACTGCCCAGATCAACGCCCCGCAAGTCACGCCAGACATCAACCACAAGATGAGCACAATTGTATCGCGCAGGGTCGTAGACTTTCGAGAGGTATTTGTCAACGCTCACAACAGCCCCGACAGCGCAGGAAACCGCGCGATCGTAAACCGCTCTCCTGTCTTGTTGGTGTTGAGAGTCGGCGCTTTTGCATCGAATTGGGCGCCGTCCTGATTCATGTTGAACTTGCGCACCTCGAGAATAATCGGGCCGAAAAGCGGAGCGGTCAACACATCGCTACGGTACGTGCGGTATTTGACCGTCGGCATTATCTCGAAGCTATCCGCTGTGCGTATCGCATCCAATTCGGTCGGGATAATCTCGCCAAGATCGCCCAAGGTTACACGCAAGATATTGTCGAGATCGTCGCGCGGCCCAGTGAGCTCCGTCTTCATGGGACAGAAGACGTAAGCGTGCGAGCTACTGTCCTCGTGCGTTACTGTCACACCACCCGTTGCATTACGCACGAGGTACCACGTCTGCGTAAAGTCGGGATGGGAGATCTCGAGGCAGTCCAGCTGAACGATGCTCGCTTTGCTGTTGAGAAAGAATTCGGTATAGGCACTCATGTCGTCGGATTCGCAGCCTCGTAATTGCTGACCACAGTAGCATCGCCTGACGGGTCAGCGGCGGTAACTTCGAGCTGCGCACTCACGACGTACAGCAAACCCTCTTGACGGGTCAAACGGAACGTACCGGGAATGATCTTCGCGGTGTATTCGACCAGTGCTGCCTGATCCAAGATCAGATTGATGGTGAACGGGAGTGACCCGTGCACGATCGTTGTCCTGTAGAAGGCGTTGATGTAGTTGTAACCCGATACATCGAGTTGCCACTCGACATCTACGAGGAAAGCAGCGGACAGAATGTCCCGTCGAAAGCGACTTGCGCCTCCGTCGAGCTTGACCGCAAGCGTCTCGGCGCCTCGGGCAACGCTGTAGCTAGCGCGGCTCGGTCGTACGCGAATACGGCTCATCGGTGCCTCTGTGTCTTGAAGCTAGCGTTCATTCCCTTACTGATGGTGCTGTTGGGATCCCGCATCTGGGCAGCCACAAGACGCGGGGTTTCCTGCACGACAGCGGCCTTCGCTTCGTCGCGAGCAATAACGCGAA